CGCACAATTACTTGCAGATTCATTAGGAACCATATCAACTGGAATTATTCCAATTGGAGGTATTATTCTATGGTCGGGATCTATTGGATCTATTCCTGATGGATGGAGATTATGTAATGGATCTAATGGAACTCCAAATTTACAAGATAGATTTGTCTTAGGTGCTTCGAGTGACGGTGCTGATACTGCATATCCAGTCGTACGACCTGGTGGAACTGGTGGTCGTGCAGATAGTGTCATGCATAACCATATTCATGGTTTCACCACAGATCCTGGTGGAGCACATAATCATTTTGATAATGGTCCTGGTGCTGCTGTTACTCAAGCTGGTTTTGATGTTGATGGGAACGGAAATACGGCAAGAGTTGATATAAATGATGGACCACCTTTTGGGGGGATTGTTTGGAATATTTCTGAGGGAAATCATCAACATAGTGGAAGAACTGCTGGATCAGACACAAACCCCATTTATGTTGGAGGGGTCGGTGCGGCCCTTGTAAATGATTCAAGACTTACAAATCTCCCACCATATTATGCACTTGCTTATATCATGAGAATCGCATAAATAACTCTAAAAGTTGCAATAATGGCAAATATTAGGAAGTCATTTAATTTTAGGTCTGGTCTTCAAGTTGATAATGATAATTTCGTAATTAATGCAAATGGTCTTGTAGGAATTGGAACTTCCGTCCCACAAAACTATTTGTTAAATGTATATGGAGATACGAGAACCACTGGATTAACCACGACACGAGATTTATTTGTATGTCAAAATGCCGAAGTAATTGGTGTAACAACGGTTGGAGTATTAACCGCAAGTAGTATAGATGTTGCGAATGGAGTAAATGTTGGTGGTGCTCTTACGGCAGCAACACTTAAACTGACAAATGGAGATACTGTTGATAATTTAATTGGTTTTGCAAGAACTACATTTATTACTGATAATGGTGGAGTAGGTCTTCATACAACATCAAAGATTGGTATTAATACCACAACAAGTCCTGGTGCTTCAGATCCCGAACTTTCTGTAACTGGTAATGTTGATGTTACTGGTGTTATAACTGCAACCACTTTTTCTGGTAATGTAACTGGTGATTTAAATTCGAGTGGAGTTTCTACTTTTACTGAACTTAAAGTCGGAACAGCAATTACGATGTCTGTCGGTATTATAACGGCAACTACATTTATAGGAAATCTTACTGGAGATGTAACTGGAACTGCTACAACTGCCACCAATTTAGCAGATGGTGCAAATATAACGACCGGAACTATTGATGATGCTAGATTACCTGATGTAATCACATCAAATATTAATATTCTTTCTGGAACTTCATATTTTAATCAAATAGGTGTTAATACGACCACACCTTCGAGCGATATTCATGTAAGAAAAAATATTCAAACGGAAATTCAGGTTACGAGTGATTCAAATGCATCTCTGATTGGTCTGGGTAGAAGTGAAAGTATTACTGGATATAATGGTGTTTTGAGATATGGAAATACTGATGGAGCATTTTCTCAATTTAGTGACCCATATTCTCTGGATATAATGAATTATGGAACAGGTAATCTTAATTTTTACCTGAATCCGTCCGAAATTGTAGGAACAACTGGAGGATTCTACTGGCATAAAGAAACTCAAAGATTAATGGCACTTACTAGTGCAGGAAATCTTGGAGTGGGAATTACAAATCCCTTATATAAACTACAAGTTGTTGGTACTGCTTATGTAAGTGGAGATGTAGAATTTGATAATAATCTTAATCTTACAAATAATCTAATATTAGGATCTGGTGGAAATATTGGAATTAATTCTACCATACCAACAGAAAAATTAGATGTTGTTGGTAATATTGCTGCTACTGGTAATATTGTTTCTGTTGGAGATATTACTGCTACTACTGGTAGTATTACTGCTAGTTCTATTTCTACTACCACTGGAACATCATCTCAATTCCTAAAGGCAGACGGAAGTATAGATTCTTCCACATATTTAACATCTGCACTCCAAAACGTTGTAGAAGATACTAATCCTCAGTTAGGTGGCAATTTAGATGTTAATAGTAACAATATAACCGGAACTGGAAATATTAATCTTTTGGGTATTGCAACATTTACTAATGGATTTACAAGTGGAACTGGTGATCCTGTAAGAATAAGCGTAGTTGGTACAACATTAACCTTTACTATTATTGGAGTTGGAGCCACAAGCTTGACACTATCATAAAAACCCTGTAGACTACCTTTGTTAGGGTTGAAGAGGAGAGGCTAAGCTCTTAAAGATAAATACAAATAAGTCTTTAGGAACTTATGGCAAAAGGAAATACTGGTAATACTAAAGAGTTTGTTCAATGCCTAGCATTTGCCCATTTTGCTAATAATAAATATCCTAACAAAAAAGAAGATCAAGAAGAACATAAAAATTCCTTTTATAAACTTTTTCTTACTTCTACAGATCGAAAAAAACATGACATTAAAAAGTTAAATCTTAGAGAATATAAGGAATATTTGGGAACAAAATTTCCTTATATTATGTGTTTGAGAGATTTTATAACAAAGGTTGGTGAAAGAGGTAAAAATAAAGGTAAAATTACTGCGGACACTACAGTACAAAAAGTATATGATGTTGCACTAGAACTTTATAAATCAAAAATTATTGGTCAAAATTGGGAGAAATATGAATTTTTAGAACAGACTGATATTTTTACTCAAACTGTAAAAGATGCTGCATTAGAAAAAATTAAAAATGTTTTAGGAATAAAATTCAAACTTGATATGCTTGCAAGTTTTGATATGTTTATTGTTCATAAACAAAAAAAGCAGCAGATATTGGATGAAATAAACACTCACATAATAAATGCAGATGAAGCAACTGTATTAAGAAACTATACACTAAATCAAAATACTTATAGAACTATATTAAATCGGCATTTTAAGTCATCGTCAAATACGAGACCTTTAGTTGCTGTCTCACTTAAACTGCCAGGAACTGTTAATCAAAAAAAATATATAAACATAATTGGAACAGAAAATGTAAAGAAAGAACTATCTGAATATATTGATCCATATACTAAATTTTTAACTTTAGCAATATCATCTAAACCAAATGAGTTAAAATCATTAATAGAAAATTTGATAAAAATAGAATATGGGCAATTTAAAACTAATTCCAATGTATTGACTTGGGAATTACCAGTAACCTTTAGGTATAAAGTAGCAGCACAAAAGGTATTTGGTAGAGATATTGAACCATTGAGTGATATGAATTATAAAATAGTTTTTCTTGCTCAAGGATATGGTGCTGGATGGAATGGATTTGTTAAAGTTGGAAAACAAGGTCCAGCTTGGACTGGTGGAGGTGCGGCATCAACATTTGAATTTTTCTATGAACAATATCCAGAATACTCTAGAGTTATACAGAAGTTAGTTCAACTAAGGGCAAAAGCTTTTAACTATGTTTTAACTGGTAAAGAAAATGGAAAAATAGACACTTCTACTTTTTCAAATAAATTAAAATCATTATATCAAGCAGCACTAAGAGAAATAACAACTAGAAAAATACTAGTTAATACTGTTGGTGTGAAATATGATAATATTGAGAACTTTTTTAATCTTTATGATGAAGAATATGAAAGTAAAGATAGTATGACAATGTATCAAGTTGCTGTTATTAACTTAGTTAGAAGTAAAGTAAATCCTTCAATTGACATAACAAACAAATATGCAAGTTTTAATATGGATGTTGGTAAAAAATCAGAAAGGAAAGCAACATCTTCCGAAACTCAAAAAAGAATAAAAGCACATTATGCACATGCACAACTTGCATGGTTTACTTTTATTGGTGGAAAGAGTTATCAATCATTTCTCAAGCAAAGAATGTTTTTGACCATATATGGAATTATCAGTAAAAAAGGATATAAAATTTTTGATTATAATAAAAATATTACTACAGTTAAAAGTGCAATTAATGCATCACTGAAAGGTATGCCTAAAGCATCGTTTGATTCTGCTCCTCACCTGTTACTGTCATGAAACTGGCACACTGACGATCCAACTGTAAGTTGATGTGCTATGCTTGAATTGTTCTAAGGAGACCAATGAAGTTTAATTTTTCAGATTTTGCTGACAGAGAAGAAGCAATTTCTTCAGTAGAAGACTCTATTGAACTGATTGTTGATTGTTATTCTAAAGATTCTTTACTGGATAATTATCTTGATGATGAAACGGTTGATAAGTTGAGATTTATTCTCAATGATATTTCGGAAGGAATTATTAAATAGAACCAGTTTGCGATCCGTCACACCACCTCTTTACGGGGGTGGTTTTTTTAATGTATAATAAGTCCATAGTTCACCACATACCAGTGACCATCACTCTTCGTCCTCACCAGCAAGATACCACCAAGGCAATGCTGAAGCACGATAAAGGTTGTATCATAATTCCGACTGGTGGTGGTAAGACTCTGTGCATGATCGAGGATACTAAGATACATTTCAAACTGTTTGAAAATCAGGTTCATGTGGTAGTGGCACCACGAATATTGTTAGCAGAACAATTGTGTTCTGAGTTTCTTGAACATATCGATGCACATGTGATGCATGTTCATAGTGGTGAGACAGAGCACTTTAGCACTACAAAAGCAGATACTGTTCGGTTATGGTCTGAGAATGTTGGTGGTAATCAACTGATCTTTACGACTTATAACTCTCTTCGTCGTATTGAAGAATCTGGCATTAAAGTAGATTCGATTTACTTTGATGAAGCACATAATAGTGTCAAGAGAAACTTCTTTCCTTCTACTGAGTTTTTCAGTCATAATGCTGATCGTTGCTATTTCTTTACTGCGACTCCGAAGCATTCTGTTACTATTTTCAAACCAGGAATGAACGATACTGATGTTTATGGTCAGGTGATTTGT